GCCTAAGGGAGGCGGGAGGGTACGCCCTCCCGGTAACGAGATGAGCAAATTCACAAACGAAGAGTTAATCGCACGCACAAAAATGCGCCTCGCTATGGTTGCAAGTTTCCCGGATAGCAAGTTGGCGCAGATGGATAAATGCCTGGCTGAAATCGCAATGTCAGCGCTTTCAGCATCACAATTTTCGCAGCCAGTACTCGAGTCTGTCGCTAACGCTTTTATCGCGGCGATAGAAAAAGAGCAGGAGCGACTCCACGGCGAAGACTACATAATGGACTCGAGAGACTGCATTGCGGTGATTCGGGAAGAAATACAGCGGCTCAATGCCTGCCGTGCCGGCATGCAACCTGAAGTGCCAGGAGATGACCATGCGACTGATTAACCGCGGCAATCAGCAGTCCCCTCTGGCGCGTCAGGCCTGCGAAATCGCCCTGGCGGCCCATCAAGAGCGGTACGGCGATTACGGTCGCAGCAAAATGAAAGAGACGTATACGGTGAGGGTTGAAGGCGTGAAGGTCTGGGTGGAGGTGGTGAACCGAAAGGCGAGCTACGTGGCCACAGCGATGACCGGCGTGCGCCGCTTGCGATCCTTACCCGGGCAGATCGCCTGATATTGAAATATCACTAACATTTCCCCGGCATCTTTATACTGATGCCGGTTACCTGAGGTGAAAAATGGCACAGGTAATTTTCGATTCTGAATGGGTTGTTGAGGCCAGGCTAAGTGAAAAAACAGGCCTGAGTGAAGGGCAAATAAAAAATTATCGTTTGAAGCTTTGGGTAGAAGGCGTCCACTTCAAGCGCCTGACTGCTCTTGGCGAAACTGATAACTCAAAAGGTCTGCTTTGGTACAACTACCCTAAGATAAATCAGTTAGTTCGGGATGCTTAATGAAATACCCCACAGGTGTAGAAATACATAACGGAAAAATAAGGATCACTTTTACTTATCGCGGCATTCGTTGCCGCGAAACCCTTCGGGGGTGGGTCGTAAATACCAGTAATATCAAAAAAGCGGGTAATCTTCGCGCGCTCATCATGAGTGAGATCCAACTAGGGAACTTCAGTTACGCTGAACGATTCCCTGAATCCAAATCGCTGAAAAAATTCTCAACAACAAAACGGATCGTAACGTTCAGCGAGCTAAGCGAATTTTTCCTTGATACCAAGGCCCTGGAAGTATCTGCCGCAACATTGCAATCAATTACCTCAGCAGTAAATACGTTGCAACGTGTTGTGGGTGAAAATACTCGTCTTGACGATATTCAGCATGCTGACATTTTGAACTACCGCAGAGAACTGCTTACAGGGTCAGTTATCAACCCGGCAATACCGAATACGGCAAAGCAGGGTCGCGCCCCCTCAACGGTCAATCAACAGATGGCTGTTTTATCAGAAATGCTGAAGCTCGCGCAGCGAAGTCAGTTTATATTACATGCTCCTCATGAGGGTGTATCGAGGCTCAAGCTGTCTAAACCAGATCCGGATCCGCTTTTACTTCATGAGTACCAGGCCCTAATCGCCGCCCTTCCCCGCAGACAAGCTTTGATCATCATTGTTGCGGTACATACGGGATTAAGGCCTGGCGAAATTTGTGCACTCGCATGGGAAGATATCGACCTGAAAAAAGGTGAAATCCACGTATCGAGAAGCCTGACGAACAAGCGGGTATTTGTGCCGCCTAAAACGGATGCAGGCATAAGAACTATCACATTGCTGAAGCCTGCCCATGAGGCCCTGCTGGAGCAATATGAAATTACGGGCGGCGGTCAGAAGCAGGAGATCGTGTTTCATCATCGTGAGCTCGGTAAGACTGAGCGGCAGAATTTACGCTTTGTTTTCACACCTGGCGAAAACTCAGGATCAAAGAATAACCATTTTTCGAAAAACTCAATCTCCTACGGCTGGAAGCGCGGTACTAAACTTTCCGGTATCCGTAAGAGAAACGCCTATCAGACGCGCCATACTTTCGCATGCTGGACGCTGATGGCCGGTGCCAACCCTTCTTTTATTGCTAGTCAGATGGGACACGAGGACGCGCGTATGGTGTATCAGGTTTATTCGAAGTGGATTAGCGATATGAATCAGGATCAGGTCAACATGCTGAACAAGCAAATGCCGACCGCGTTGCCCCCAGGACGCCCCCAAGGGTTCGGGAGCATGAAAAAAGTCATTTAATTTCATAGGGCTGATTCCATGTCACATAATCAGCGTTAAACTATTCAGAGCATTTATTTTAGGGAGAAGCGATGATGCGCGTATTGGTTGTCGAGGATAATGCATTATTACGTCATCACCTGAAGGTTCAACTTCAGGAAATGGGTCATCAGGTGGATGATGCCGAAGATGCCAAAGAGGCTGACTACTATCTGAATGAACACTTGCCGGATATTGCCATCGTCGATCTCGGCCTGCCGGATGAAGACGGTCTGTCGCTCATTCGTCGCTGGCGCAGCCACGATGTCTCACTGCCCGTGCTGGTGTTAACCGCCCGCGAAGGGTGGCAGGATAAGGTCGAGGTACTTAGCGCCGGGGCCGACGACTATGTGACCAAGCCCTTCCATATTGAAGAAGTTGCTGCCCGCATGCAGGCCCTGATGCGCCGTAACAGCGGCCACGCCTCTCAGGTGATCTCGCTACCGCCTTTCCAGGTCGATCTCTCTCGCCGTGAGCTCTCCATCAATGACGAGGTGATCAAACTGACCGCTTTCGAATACACCATTATGGAAACCCTGATCCGCAACAGCGGCAAAGTGGTTAGCAAAGATTCCCTGATGTTGCAGCTCTATCCTGATGCTGAGTTGCGTGAAAGCCACACCATTGATGTGCTGATGGGGCGTCTAAGGAAAAAGATCCAGGCACAGTATCCGGAAGATGTCATTACGACGGTCCGCGGTCAGGGCTACCTTTTCGAATTACGCTAA